ATATCAGAAATAGCTGCATCGCATTCAGGTTGAAGTGAAGCTTCACGATATTTGCGAATTAATTCATGATCCGATACCGCATCAGTATTTGAAAGATCGACATATTGACCATAATAACCTCCACCGACTGTTACAGTCATCGCACTCTCGTCGCTTTGCTTTGGGATAGGCGAGACAGCTTTTACCTCAGGTTCTTTTGAGACCTTTTTACTAATTTCGAATCCAAATAAATTTATCGCCATAATATATTATTTATATTAAAATCCAGAGAAGGGATTGGACCTTCTCTGGATTTATAGTTGTGTTTTAATTTAATTTGTCGTATTTGATTCCCAATACTGATAAGCAAATTCAACAGTGAATTCCTCTATAGTATCTGCGGATTCATTACTAACATCAATTGCTGACACATTAACAGGCCATGCACCCCGGAATGTGTAAGTTTTGATAACATTTCCTGCTTTATCCAATTGATCAACAGAAAGATCTGTTTGATAATCAGCTGGATTTGTTAAACCAGTATTTGAAACGTGTGTGTTAATACCATTTTGCCAACGTTCCATGGCATCACGAATTTCGAATCCGGTATCATTAATAATTGTTACCGACCAATTTTCGTATGTTCTATCACCGGCCATTTTTACTTGACGTCCACGATAAGGAACATCAATTTGACCAACGACACTGGCTGGAAGTTGAGCTGCTTTACACATGAACTGTGCGAGCTCACTATCACCAGCGGCGTAGGCAGGAAATGTAAGAGTAGCCTTAAAAAGGTTTGCTCTTGCACCACCACCGATAAGCTTTGCTTTAAAATCGTCTACTGTTGCCATAATTCTATCTTTCTATTAGTATTTATTAGTTTCCTGTTCCAACGATTTCAGAGAATTCAACTCCAGTTCTCGTAGCAATAAAGTTAAGAGTAATGAAGTTGATCGAACGCGCAGGCTTGATGTAAATATCAGCCACGAAACGATTAGCATCAATAACAGATCCTGTATTATTTGTTTCGTCACAAACAACCAAGAAGTCATTAATACCGCGACGACCTTTAACATCCCTTAAGAATGGTTCGGTCATATTTCTAAACATCGCCCGAGTAAATTCATCGTTTAATTCAAACAACTGATACTTAGAAGCAGTAGCAATTGCTTTTTCAAGAACGATAAACAATCTACGAACGTTGATACGGTCAAATGCTGATGGCTTACTTTGAGCGGTCTTATCACCAAATAGGAGGATACCTTGACCAGGCTCAGAAATAATTGGATTAATTCCAGCCTTATAGAGTGTATCTCTTTCAGATTTTTTAGGATTCCACTTAAGCTTAGTTACACCAAGAAGATTTCCTCTATTATAACCTGCAGGAGAGAACCAAGGGTCGTTAGTGTCATCAGTCCGAGCACAAAGACCAGCAATATGACCATTTGCAGGAATGTAGCGATAAGAATCATTGTACTTATTGTATACATAAACTGCAGAAGAATCTTGAACAATATAAGAACTATTGTAATTTAAATCTCCAGTTACATCAGAAGCGCTATCAGCTGTTGTGTCTGGCGATACAAATCCGACACAATCTTTACGAGCAGTACCTGCAATTCGAATAACTTCGTTATGTATTAAACTATCGCCATTCACTCCTTCAGCAAAAAGAAGATTAATATCGATCTCTTCTGGATTATCAAACTCAGCAAGCGCGGCAACAATGTCGCCTGCGTCCGGAGCATCAATTCCATCAGTTCCGTTATACAGCTCGTAGTCAAATAAATTATTATTTGAAACTGTAGAAACTGTAACAACTAAACTTGAATCAGGACTTTCATCAGTTCCAGTCGGCCCGCCTAAGGCCTCTTCGGTGAAAGTAATTGTATCGTTTGCAGCAAAACCAGAACCTCCATGGAGAAGTGTTACATTTGAGCTAAATTCATCCGGACCTGAAGAGTCTTGGGTTATTACGACTTTAAATTGAGCAGCCTCTCCGGAGCCAGTTTTTGTAACACCTGCCGATTCTGAAGATAAAAAATATGTTCCTGCAACAATATCATCGAGATTTACTGTCGGACCAAAATTGTTTTCGGCCGTACTAATTGTCGTAATAGTAGTTGAAAGAACAAGCCCAGAAGAGCTGAATAAATGTCCTGCAGTAGCCGCACTCCCTGGTACAGCATAAAGTGCGCCACTTACATTAGCTCTAAACGAATTTTTAAACTCAGCTTCATTAATAAAAATATACTTAGAATCTCTATTAATAACTGTTTTATAGTAATTTGTTCCGCCATCCTTGGAAGCATCTGAATATAAAGAAAGGCCTTCAAATACTTCAAGAACTGTCCCTGGTACACCAGTGAATAAACCATCTTGGTCAACTACTACAGCATGAATTTCATCTTTAGCGTCAATGTCGGTATCAGTATATCCTAAAGCTGCATTTTTTGCAGCCCAATCAGTTGTTCCTGCGATGTTGTTTACGAGCGAATCGTATGCAGAATCTGAAAACTTTCCTGCAGCTTGGCTGGAAGTTGGTGCAAGAAGTGGAGAAGCAAGGAAAACCTTAAGGCTATTACCTTGTTTACCAGGGAACCGTGCATGGATAACTCCATCCTTAGTGCCAAAATCACCAAGCGCATCAAATGCATCTTGATTGTTAATTTTTACGGTGTCTACTAATTCTCCGTAGCGCGACGATCCCGCGGCGTTTTTAGCCGTGGAATTACATGCACGAGAAATTCGTAGCGCGTTTCCGTATTTTAAAAAGCTAGAAGCCTGTAAAAAAGAAGTGTAATTATCATATGAAGCACCACCGATTGTATCGTTAGGTGTTCCATATTCTGCAGCAAGTTCCTTTTCAGAGGAAACTAGCTTAACTTCTCCTACAGGGCCCCAGCTGAAGTGACCTGCAAAAGCACCGATCGATGTCGATACCGCGGGGATCACGTTTGTCAAGTCTATTTCCTTGACTTCTACTCCGGGTGATACCTGAAATGCCATTTTAGTTTTTTCCTTTCAATTTTTATTAATAAGTTTAAATCATTACAAGACTGTTTTCAATATTTCTATTTATAATAATTCTTGTTTAGAGGTCATGCCACGCTTTTACCTCGTTAGCCATTTCTTCAAACTTATTTCCAATATCAGCACCATCATTTATAACACCAAATGGTGGCACGTCGTTTTCAATTTGTTCCATCTTTTCTTTAAACAACATTTCTTTTAAGTCGACAGTTGATATATCACCAAAAGCTTCTGATGAAACAAACCATGCAAACATAACTAGGTTCATTACTAAATCATCATGGTTTCCTGCAGATGCTTCATAGGAAGAACCCTTAACTTCAAAAGTTGAAAGTTCATTAATAGTATTTTCATCAATAATATTAAGCTTACCGAGTTCAATAAGATCTTTTAAATTTGAACAACCAATTCTTTTAATTTTTTTTGTCATCATTACACCAATTCCATTTTTACGAACTGATGATTCAACAAACATATTTTCATATTCATGTTCATAATAAACATCATTACATACAACCATTCCAGCATCATTATTTTCTATAATAATTAAAGCATCATTATATTCACGACCAACTCTTACAATAATATCACCAAAAATCATAGGTGAAATCATATTATCTCTATATGTCGCAACCTGCCTAAAGTTTCCAAATGTGGAGTCAATAACTGTAAACGTTGAATAATCCTGTCCTCTCCCCTTTGAAACATCGACAGTCATTACATATTGATGATCTCTTTGAGGATCTTCATAATAATTAACACCTCTATAAGATTTATCAGGCAAATGCATTTGCAATCCTAATAATGCATTAGAGGAAATTAATGTATTAGATGTACCAATAAAACTATTACCAAATTCTTGTTCAAACTGAAGTTCAGAAGTATTAGCAATCGTCATTGCCTTCCATGCTTCATCTCTTCCAGGAACATCATACCAATCAACTCTGAATGGTGTGAATTCGTTTTTCCCTTTCTGTGCACCTTCCCACAATCCGCAGAATATGTTTCCAATACCATTCGCAGTAGATGTAATAATCACTTTTGTTTCTTTACCAGCCGAAACAACAGGATAAGTTGATGTATAAAACTCATTTGCATTTTCAACGAATGCAAACTCATCAAGAAACAAAAGGTTAACAGAAAGACCACGAATTGAACTTCCAGTGGTAGCTGCTGCCACAATTTTTGAGTTATTTGAAAACTCGATTGATCCTTTATTTAATGCTTTACAACCAGGTTGAAGAAAAAACGGAAGATTCTCAAGAGCTAATGTAATTCTGCTTAACATTTCTCTCGCTGTAGAACCTTTGTTGGCAAGAATAGCAATAGTCTTCTCTGAATTAAATACAGCGTACCATAGAATATAGATAACAGATGAAATTGACTTTCCAGATTGACGACATGCTAAAACAATATTAAATCGATTATCATTAAATTGTTTGAACATCTTTTTTTGATATTCATATGGCTTAAATGAAACTAAACCACTATCAAGTGAAATAACCTTTACATACTTTTCAGCAAAGTATATAGGATCATTCATACACTTTACATACTCTTCGATTTCATCTGCAGAAAATGAAGTCTGTAAACCGTCCTTTTTCACTAAAGGGTTACCCATGTAACCCTCTTTACCATTTATTAAATCAGACATCTATCGCTTCGTCGTCTTTTTTTCCTTTTAAGAATTTTTGTAATTCAGTTGTTGATCCTACAAAAATTGAATTATTTGTAGTAGAACTTGAAGGTCCATTCTTTTCTTGTGTAATATCCTTACGAGTTTTCTGAAGTTTTACAAGATCTTGAGTCATTTCACTTGTGTTTTTTAGCATTGTGGACAAAACTTCAAATGCTCTAGGGTGCTCTGACTCTGAAGCAAGCATCATCATTTGTTCAATTGCTTCACATGATTGATTAATCAGTGATTTCATTTTATCCCGAGAATATTCAATATCAGTCTCGGTATCATTAACTATTTGAGAATTTGAAACTTCAAACTTAGGTTCTTCAACTATTTCATTTTTCTCTTCAAGTTCATCTTCTATTTCATTATTATGATTCATGATCAAAACCAAATGTGGTTGTTATTGTATCGCTATCGTCTAAAGGAGCTGAATCATCATCATCAACAGCGACTCTAACATTTTCGTTGTTGATGCCATAAGGATTATCAGTTTTTAGAGATGTGTCAATATCATTAAAGTAGAAAGAATCAACTTTACGTATGACTCCTTGTTTAGTTGCTCCACTCGAAAACTTAATCTTCATACTAAAATCTAATGTATAAACAATCGCTCTTCGAGTTTCAAAATCGCCCTCGTAGTCATCATTGAATGTTACAGAATTAATAATAATAGGAACATCAGTAACTGTATTTGCACCTTCAAGTTCTTTTATACTTACGGTATAATCCGGTGAAAATGTAGGAAGTATTTGCTCAACTATTTGTAATGCTTCATCTTGATTAATTGCAAAAACATTTAATTGCATACCAATAATATAAGGAACACTTTGATATACAGTATTAACATTATTTAAATCGCCAGCAATAGGGATATTTCTTTTATTAAAACGACTTAACTTACTCTCATTATCATACTCCATTGATGTAATTTCAAAACTCATCCTAGGAACTTTGATTGCGATTGTTTCAGCTGTAGAACCAGATCGATCAGAATTAATTCTAGCTAAAAACTTTTTACGTGGACCATATGCAATAGGAACTTTTTCTTCAGTCGAACCAGGTCGAAGAATTTTAATATTATTAAATAATGTCCCAAAAACAGCAACAGACTTTCTTACTGTTTTATTATAAAAGTGAGTTCCGCTTAACATATCTTATGTTGTTATATTTGGCATGCCAAATGGGTTAGTTAATGTAAAATCGATAAACGAATTTCCTTCAGTCTCAAAATCAGGATTATCAGCATAAGGATCATTATCATCAATGGTATTAAATGCGTCAATAGTCGTAATAGGATACGATGGGTTTGGACTATTTTCGGAACCAATCAGATTACCCCAATCACCACCAGTGACAACAAATCCTGTATTACTTCCATCGCTTGAGACTGGATTGACGACATCGATGTAATCAACTCCAATATTAGCAACTTCAGCAGTAACTGTTAATGTGCCATTTGTTTGTGTAACATCTTCACCTTCAACATATGTTCCGCTTCCAGATCCTAAACTTAAACGTGTTGTATTAGCAAACAATCTTTCAAATTTATCAATTTCTTCGATACCTGTATCAACTTCTTGATTGCTATACTCAAATTGTTGACATGATAATTTAAATGTAGGTATATTTTGAAGTTGGTAAAATGGTGTTTCGTCTTCAACATAGTTGATTTCAAAAAGGCCATTAACTAATGGAAAATAGATAAGATCACCTTCTTGAGGCCTAATTTCAGTTGGATCTTGAAATCGTGATACTAATTGTTCCCACCGCCTATTAGCAACAATAAGGTTTACAGTATCTCTAATTTCTACTCCAAACTTTGAAAGCAAATCACCATCTCCACCGAAACCATCAACATTCTCAACATACATTTCAATCTGATATGCTGCGCCAAATTTAGAGAGTGCGTCTTCATTAAAAATTGCATCTGTATTAACGATATTCCTCGGAATATAAAATACGTCATGACCATAAATCCTAAGAGCCTCTATAGTAATATCTTCATAGAGTCTTTTTTCAGAAGTTGCACCTTGGCTAAAATATACATTCCGGGGCATATTATCCTATAAAATCTAGTGGTGGTAATTCGTGCTCGAGCCGAATCTTCTCTTCGAGTTTCTCAATATCAGCAACGGCATCATCATAAATTTGACGGCCATTTATCGTAACTCCTCCTGGAAGTTGCATTCCTTCAAACTTAATAAGGTTTAATCCCCATTGTCTCTTAAATAAAGATGTAGAATATCTTTTTAAGAACATATCGTTATATACATTAACAAATGATTCTGGGTCAACTGCACTATAACCGTCAAATACAATATAATTACCTACACCAACATCAGTTAATGTGTCTGCATGAAAATTGACTCTTCCTTTATGTCGGCTGTATTGAATCATTTCAAATACACCATTAATATTACGATCAATGAGTGAAAGGTATTGTTTAGTTAGCTCATAGTTAATTATTCCTCCAAAAGATCCATTTAAGTCAAAGATATCATTTAAATGTAATTGATAATCAACAGAAAGAAGTGATGTACCAGAATTAGTATTATCTATATTAAATACATTATTAATTGAAAGAATATTTGTATTAGATGATATTGTAATATATCCATTATCGATATCATCCTGTGTAACCTGATGTTTCAAAAGATTTCGAACTACAGCATCACCATGAAACTCTTGATAAAACTGTATTGCTTCATCAACACGATCTTCTAATTGGTCATCATCAACATTAATCTCAATGACAGGATGGCCTAGTGCCCTTAAACAATAATCGATAAGTTTTTGTCTTGTATCTGGTGTAGCCATATTATCTATTTATATGATTTTAGTTTTAAAAATACGTGTTTTATCGCCATCCACATATCTAAATATTTATACTTAGCTAATCTACCTAGAAATATAGTACTCTGCTCTTTCTGAGCTAATTCTTCGTACTTTAAATACATCTCTTGGCCTTCTCCCCAAGGAATAGGATAGAATGGAATATCTCCTTCTTCCATGCTTTTGGGGTATTCTCTGGTAATTATAGTCTCTCCTGAGTGATTGGGACTAAAATAAGAATGATCATACTGTCTAGTCCATTCATTTTCCTTATTACACTCATTGTAAACAAGTACATTTTGCTTATCCATCGTGGGATAATTCTCAAACCTTAAAGATCTATAAGGCAATTCCCCAAAACAAAAATTAAAATACTGATCTATTCTGCCAGTATATATAACTTTATCACAAACTTCCTGTTTCCATTCTTCCTGCTCCACATTTAAAACAACTTCTATACCATCCAACATCCTCTCAAACATCTTTGTATACCCTTCTTTTGGAACACATTGATATTTTTGGCCTTCAAACCAAGTCGGGCTTTCTGATTCTTTTGTTTTGGGGATTCTGTTTGTAATCGTTTTAGGGATTTGTTCAAAATCTACCTCCCATTGTTTCTCGCTGTAGTCTTTAAAAATGTATTTTTTAATCTCCTCTTGATCAAGTGTCCTGCCTATAGCTGCCTCACAGCCTTTATCGTGATATGGAAGAGGGATGTCACCGATTGTGGTTTTACCAATTGGTTTGTAATCAAGGTTAATCCATTCTGTGTACCGTGATAGAAATTCAAAAACTTCTTCATCATCCGTATGGAAAATATGTGGGCCATACTTGTGGAAGTGAAGACCTTCAATGTCAACATCATGACAGTTCCCACCAATATGATTCCGAGACTCGAAAATCTTAACTTCGCACCCTTGGTCTTTCAATAATCGGGCGCTCGTTATCCCACTCAAGCCACAACCAACAATAACAAACTTCATATATTAAAGTGACCATTATTCCCCAAATTTATAACCAAAATATTCGAT